TCATTATACTGAATACCTTCGTTGTATATACATTGAGAATATACCGCTTCTTGGCAGTCCAGATACCTTTATCTGCCAAAGATTCTCGTTTCATTTGCATCTTTTGAGCATACGCATTAACGTAAGTTGCAAGTTGATTGTATGATTCATCAATATACGGCTGTATTTTATCTTCACAGACCTTGTCCATGATGGTGATGATTTCTTCAGTTGTTTTACTCTTACCTGCAACAATCTTTTCCATAAGCTCTCCAAGACGGAGATAAATGGAGTCAGTATCACTCGCAATAACATAATCTTCATTTGATGTTCCCAATAATTTGTTCATGTAGGCATTAATCTTGTTTTCTATCCAACGAATTGATAGTTGACCAGCCAAAGTAACTGCAAGAGCCATACGCAAATCATAAAAACGGAAGTATTGTGAACCCAATGCACCGTAAGCGGAGTTTAGCGAAACCTTTTTAGCAAGTTGTAGATTATTAAACTTTGCTATGTTCTTTTCAATCTCATACTTCTTCTTTAGGTCAGGTTCATTTTCATATTCTTGTTTTGCCCTCAACATCAATTTCTTAAACTTCTTTCTATCTTCATACATATCTTCCATCATTTGAGGCAGAAAGCCTTTCTTATCTGTTCGGAAGAATTGACCATTTGGTGTGATAGTAACACCTTTCAGTTTTGATAGGTCAATTTCTTTATTCAGTAACTTCTCAACTGATACACCACGAGAAATGATATCACGCATCTCTGGAGTATAATCAGCCACTTCAATCAAATTCTCTGGTGAAATACAATACTGCATCATCAAATGTGGATAAAGAGAATTCAAATCAAATGATGCCACCCACTTGTGCATACCAACTTGTGGGTCTTTGACATAAGCACCTTCAAATGCCGATGTTTTACTTTGCACAACTTTTGGCGGAACAACAATGCCTTTCTCTAGTAGATAAGCATATGTCATTGAATCCCACATACGAGTTTGTGCAAAGATATCTTCGTAGTTTGTTTTTGTATCATAAGCCAAAGTCATACCGAGTTCAATCAGTTTTAACTTTTCTTCCATCTTAACAATGAGTTCAACGTCTTTGATGTTATACTCAATAAACTTTTGATAGTTCAAACGATACAGAGCATGGAGATTATCATACTCATCAAATGATAGTTTAGATTCACCAAGTTCTACATTGGCGATGTTGTCTAGTTTATAAGAATCTTGTGATTTACCTGCAGGAGCATACCATCTGTATAGTTCAATGTAATCAAGGAATGATACGCCAACAAATTCATATGCAATCAATTCACGGCCATTGATTACTGTCTTGCGTTCACTTAACATATTCCATGGTGATAATTTCTTTGTGTCATCTTCACCAAGAATTTTATTGAAACGATTTACAAGATAAGGTATATCAAAGAATTTAATATTCCAACCAGAAAGAACATCTGGTGTGTTTTCTTGCCAGTAGGCTAGAAACTTTTTACATAAATCGGTCTCATCCTGGCAACGAATGTATTTTTCTTCACCTTTGGTTTCATATTCACCACAACCAAAGACAACTGTATCACCACCAAGATACTTGATACACACGGCAGTAATCTGTTCGTTTGCTTGATATGGGTCAGGAAATCCATTCTCTGAACCAACTTCAATATCAATAATAGCAATAGATATATCTTCTATGTTCCAATCAACCATGCCTTGATGGTTGTCAGCAATAAAGGCATATTCATACCTTGTTTGACCATAGATTTTGAAATTGGAAACTTCATCGTAACGCTTTACGAAATCACGAGCCTCACGAATAGAATCAAACTTCATTGGCTCAAGATGTTCACCTGTGAGAGTTTTGAACTTGGTAGGTTTCTTACTTGGCAAAAACAAAGTAGGCGAGTATGGTATCTTACCTTTTACTCGCCTGCCATCTTTAATGCCACGATAGAGAATGTTGTTGCCTACACTTGCAACATTTGTATAATAACTAGTCATTCATACATTCTATCATACTTTTGGGATTGACGAGGCAATTGTGATGCCACTACCAAAGATTTGGTTATATTGATTTTCTAATTCAACAACTGGTGTAGATGTGACCAGAATATCATCTTTTTTAATTTTGAAACCCTCTTTGAACTCTGTTGCATATTCTAAGAATGGTGCAAATGCAATACTGCCAGGATCATTCTGAGCTCGAGGTGGAACTTGGACAACTTGAACGGGTTCTTTAATGGTAATAACCGCACCCATTAAGTCCTCTGTTACTTTACCCATAAGGGTATGATTAGTCTTGAGTGTAAGGAGTTTTATCGTCATAATGTTTAATCTCTAAAATTGAATCAACGGTTTCTTTTGATTGTTTAAGTGCAAAGTCTGTAGCCTCTGTAAGTGTATTAAAAACTTTATTCACCACAAACTGATTAGAATTGTAGTAATACACTTTATACATTTACTGGCTCCGAAGCAGGAAATACTGCTAGTGTAACCCATCGTTTAGGAAATAACATTTCACGGCCACGATAGTCATTCATGTCAGCGGTTGGGTCTTGAACAAGACCAACGAGCTCAACCATATTGTCGAACTCACGGAGAAACAAGTCATACTTGTCGGCACGTGGCAACTTATTATCAATTGCTAATTTCTTTGCTATTTCACGGATGTTCATTTTGTTACCTTATTTAATTCAGATTGATAAGTTCTTTGTCTTAACTCGGAAGAACTAAACCGATGGGTGCGAGAATTGTAGTATGTTTTAATACCACGATTATCACAGATATCACGACCTGTTAAATGTTTTTCTTTATATTCTTCACCACAAATACGCATGGTAATAGGCAAAAACATTAACATATCTTCTAGGTCTTTTTCTGTATCATAGACGATAATCTCATCTACAAATTTTACAGCCGATAATTGAACATAACGTTCAACAATAGATTGGACTGGTTTGTTTTTCACATCTGGTCTATCAATTGTTGGGTCTGTTTGTAAACCAACAATTAGATAATCACAAATCTGTTTACATTCAGCCAACATTAGAATGTGGCCTGCGTGTAACAAATCAAATGTTGAACAGGTAAAAGCTACTGGTCTACCAACCATTTCATCAGGCAATACTAACATAATTATTATCCTTGTTTCAATCTTAAAATTAATGCATCAATCTCAGCTCTCAATTGAGTATGAGAATTTGGCAACCAACACTTAATATGATTTAAGAACCGGATTAATTCCCGGTTATCCATATCAATCTGTATCATTTATACTTATATTCTTAACGAATATTTTTCCATCTTTTTCTTCATAATTTAAAACATCGCCTATTTTCCAACCTAATTCTTCCACAAGCTCATTAGGCAATTCAACGATAGCATCACCATTATCACAAATTTCTAACACTTTACTGGTGTATGATTTCATATATGTTCCACTTCTATATCACACTTCTTTAAAAAATCAATACCATTGGTATCACGGTAAGTATCACGGTAATAAACTCTATTGATACCTGCACCATAAATTAATTTAGCACAATGAATACATGGTGCATGAGTGCAGAACATGGTAGAATTAATTCCAGACTCTCCATCACGAGCCAGTTTAACGATGGCATTGGACTCAGCGTGTATCACTTCATCTTTTGTAACTAAACTGGTAGTATCATCCGAATGTTGGATAACATCTTCACATTCATTTGTCCAACCAGATGGCATACCATTATACCCAATTGAAATGATACGATTGTCTTTTACGACAACTGCACCAACTTTCAATCTTCTTGCGGATGACAACTGAGCAAATCGCTCAGCTGTATCCATAAAGGCATCAATCCACTTTCGCTTCATTTTTATTGTTAGTTTTAATCTTTGCCAACTTAGCCTTTGCTTCAGAAACTTCGGCATCAATCATCATTCGTTTATAATCTCCTGCCTTCTCTTGTGGCATGGAGGCCAAAATGCGTTTTGTTTCTTTGCTTAATTTAAATGCACCATTTGTTTTCATTATATCTCCAAGTATTTCAGTTTAAATTTATCAGCACGACCTTCATAACCAATGTAACCACGAGGATTACAAACAACTCTAGTTGTGCCAACCATGTAATCAAAATCATCATGTGTGTGGCCATGTGTCCACAATTTAATTTGAGGCCTATCTAAAATAAAATCACTCAAATCAGAACTGTAAGCACCGTTCATCAATGTATCATCTTTATACCAAGGTTTAATTGATAGTTTACTTGGTGCATGGTGACCAACCACTACAAATTTATGGTCATGTTTACCTTCTACAACCGTGCTGATGTATTTTACCATATCTTTAAATTCAAGCACCACATCTTCTGGTTGCAAGCGTGAAGGTCTTTCATAATGGTCTACACGGTCAACAATCATGCAACCTTTTTCATCCAATATTGGTGTGCCATCTTTTTCTTTTTTGTAAACATTGTGCTTTTGATGCACCATGCGTTTACTATTTTTTACCAATTTAAAATCATTCATTCTTTGGCCAACGTGCCACATGGTTATTGAATCTTGTTTGTTCATATCAGTCCACAATGTACCACCAATAAAAGTTACCTCATCATGGAGAGTCCATGCTTCATTATCTAATACTTGGATGTTTGGCCAAAGCTTCAATTCTTTTTTAATATCAGGCACAGTATATTTGAAATCATAATCATAATGCTCATGATTACCCATAATATATACAACAAAAGGAAATCTATCAGCACAACGAAAGAAAAAATCTTTCACTCTGTCTGCTTTTTTTTCTTTAAACATTTTAGCCGTGCAAATATCTCCGCTGAGGATTAAAACGTCTGCGTTATCGTCATTGGTGAGGTCTAGGTCACCAAACTCTAAATGAATATCCGAAGCGAGTGCTATTTTCATAATACTACCATTATAACATGAGGAGAGAACAAATGTGGCAATAATGCCACACCTGCCTTGCTTTGCTGGTTACGGGATCCAGCGATTTCGTATCGTCAAGTCCGCTTTAAAACGCTTCGTACCATAAGTCGGTCCTAAGGTGAAGCTTAATAATTCTGGTCTGGTTTTTTACCAATATTGTATTTTGTTACCAATTCCCATTCGTGCTTCTCTTTGAATGAAATGATTTTGATTTGGTGAAGTGGTGCAATATTGTCAATCATAATTTGTGGATTAATAATTGTAACTAGACCCCATTCTTCTAACAACTTTGCAATTGCATTTCGTCTTTGAATATCATTTTCAGAAATGTTAGATGGTTTGCCGTCAAGAGCAAACAACTCTTTGAAATGCACTATGTAATATTGGCCTTGCTTATGTAAAATATGGCAAGACTGGTATAGAATTCTTTCCTTGCGTGATGATACACCAATTCGTGTTAGCGTTTCACGAACTTTCAAAAAATCATCCTGCTCGTTGAGAGTTACTTCAACGAACTTGCTTAAATCTACCATGATGTTTATCCACCCGTATCGGTTTTTTCTTTTAATTGTTGGATTTGTTCATC